GGGAAAAAAACAAGAAAATTTAAACATCAGAGTAACATCAATTGAACAAAAATTAGATAGGTTGATGAATCATCTCGGAGTAAAATGAGTTTTAAATTCAAACCAAAACCAACAATTGATAGAGAAGCTACCAAGAAAGAATTACAGAATATAGAAGAATCAGAGGAAATGTTAAAGGGAGAAAAGAAACTTCCACCAGCATCTCAAATGGTTCGTAATATAGCTGTAGACCATTGGAAGAGTCTAAAAGCATTCTTAAAAGGAAAACATATCATAGTTCCCCAAGAAATTGCACAAGAACGATGGGATGAATGTATTAAGTGTGATAGGTTATTGTATGACGAAACCAATCCAGATACAAACAAAAAAGATGGAAGATGTACAGAGTGTGGATGCTTTATGAATGTTAAAACTCATTATGCTACAGCAGAGTGTCCAATAGGTAAATGGAAAAAATTTGAAAATAAATAAAAAAAAGCTTGACTTATATGCGATTTGTTTCGTATATTGTAAAGATAGTACAAATAGGTTATATGGTTCATAAAACCATAAACAATAAACGATAAATAATAAAACACAGGAGAAGTACAAAAATGGATATAAATGCAATAAAATCCAAACTAGCAACACTACAATCAACAACATCAAACAAAGATAATTTTTGGAAACCTGAACCAGGTAATCAAGTTGTCCGAGTTGTTCCTTACAAACATAATAAAGATAATCCTTTCATTGAGTTATTCTTTCATTATAATTTAGGTAATAATAAAACATACCTATCACCAATGTCATTTGGTCGTCCTGACCCAGTGGCTGAATTTGCTGACAAACTTAAATCAACAGGTAATAAAGACGAATGGATTCAAGGTAAAAGACTTGAACCTAAGATGAGAACTTTTGCACCCGTTGTAGTTCGTGGTAAAGAATCTGAAGGTGTTAAATTTTGGGGATTTGGTAAAACAGTATATCAAGAATTACTTGCTGTTATTGCTGACCCTGATTATGGAGACATAACAGATGCAACTGGTGGTAGAGATATTGGTATCGAAAGACAAACACCTGCTGAGGCTGGTAATCAATACGGTAAAACTACTGTAAGGGTTAAACCTAATCAGACGGCTATTACTGAAGATGCTACTTTACTTACAAGTATAATGGATAATCAATCTGATTTGACAGAACTTTATAATGAACCATCTTACGATGAGTTAAAAGATGTTCTTCAAACTTTCTTGAATCCATCTGATGATACACAGACTACAGCTACAGCAAATACGACTACAACTGAACAAGTTGCTACTCAAACTGCTACAACTGCTAAAACTGATGTCGCAGATGCATTTGATAGTTTATTCAATAGTTAATCAATAATAAATTGTAATGAGTGGGATGACATTCACATAAGAAACTTTCCAATGGAATCAGAGTATTCTTAGCATCACTCTCTCACTCATAACATAATAGGAGAACAATATGTCAGAAAAAGACGAATTGGCTGGAATTATTGCCGATGAACTAAATAAACAATTCAAACATCAAAAGGTTGCTTACTTCCTTGAAGAGGGTGGTAATCCTACTGATGTAACGGGTTGGATTTCAACTGGTTCAACTATGTTAGATTTAGCAATTGCTAATAAACCAAATGGTGGAGTTGCCGTAGGTAAAATCACAGAGTTAAATGGTTTAGAAGGTAGTGGTAAATCTCTAATAGGTTCTCATTTATTAGCTTCAACACAAAGACAAGATGGTATAGCAGTTTACATTGATACAGAATCAGCAGTATCTCAAGAATACTTGAGAGCTATTGGTATTGATACAAGTAAAATGGTATATGTACATCTTGAAACTTGTGAAGAGATATTTGATACTATTGAAACAATTGTTACTAAAATCAGAGAATCAGACAAAGATAGATTAGTTACAATCTTGGTTGATTCACTTGCAGCTGCTTCTACTAAACAAGAAATGGATGCTGACTTTGATAAAGATGGTTGGGCAACAGCTAAAGCTATCATAATATCAAAGGCTATGAGAAAAGTAACACAGATGATTGCACGACAAAAAGTTGCATTGATTTTCACAAATCAATTACGACAAAAGTTAGGTGTAATGTTTGGAGATCCTTGGACTACTTCAGGTGGTAAGGCTCTTCCATTTCATTCATCAACTCGTGTTAGATTCAAAAATGCTGGACAAATCAAAGATACTAATAAAAATACCATAGGTATTAAAATCAAAGGACAAGTGATTAAGAATCGTCTCGGGCCTCCAATGAGGACTGTAGAGTTTCCATTATTCTTTGATAAAGGTATTGATGACTTTGGTAGTTGGTTGACTGTAATGAAAGACCATAAACTTATTAAAATAGGTGGTGCTTGGTATACATTACAACATACTGATATTAAAACTGGTGAATTAATTAAAGAATACAAATTTTTATCTAAAGATTTTGAAGAACTTATGTTAGGTAATTCAGAATTAAAAGATTATTGTTACGGATTAATCTGTGAAGCTTGTATTATTAAATATGATTCTAAGGAACTTGGTATTGATGATGTAGAACAAACGGATGAGGTAATGGATGAAATCTAAAACTGATTTAAATGAAAAATTTATATCTTTTTTAGAACAAACCAAAGGTAAAAAACCTAAGACAGTTCAACATCTAAATGACAGAGTATTAATTGTGGACGGCTTGAATACATTTATTCGAGCCTTCGCAGTTAATCCTGCATTAAACGAAGACGGATTACACGTTGGTGGTATGATGGGATTTCTAAAGTCAGTAAGATATACTTCAGATATTCTAAAACCATCACGAGTAATCATTGTCTTTGATGGTAAGAATGGTAGTGGTAGACGACAAAAGATATATCCAGAATACAAGGGAACTCGTAAAGTAAAGAGAAGATTGAATCGTAATGTGGATTGGGGTACAGCTCCTCAAGATGAACAAGCTTCAATGAGACAACAAATGGGTAGGTTGATTGAGTATCTTGAACAATTACCTTTAACTCTAATATGTGTAGATGGGATAGAAGCTGATGATACAATGGCTTATATATCACAACAACTATTACCAAAAAGTGACATAATGTTAATGTCAACAGATAAAGACTTTTTACAATTAGTAGATGATAGGGTAAAAGTATGGTCTCCAACAAAGAAAAAGTTATACACGAGAGAAGTTATACAAGAGGAGTTTGGATTACCATCAAGAAATATGTTAACATATAGAATCTTAGATGGAGATAAATCAGATAACATTGGTGGAATTAAAGGTGCTGGAATAAAAACTATAATAAAACACATACCACAAATAACTGAAGACAAGGACTTTACAGCAAAAGATTTAATAGAATTTGTAAATAATTCGGATTCTAAAATAAAAGTCTTGGAAAATATAAAAAATAGTTGTAACTTGATTAAACGAAATTATTTACTAATGCAATTACAAAATGTAGACATACCAAACCATACTAAGATGAAAATACAAGGTGCGGTAAATGGTAAAGTTCCACAATTGATTAAGTATAGATTTCAAACAATGTTTTTAAAGGATAAATTACAAACTGGTATTAAAAACTTCGATAGTTGGGTTATGGAGTTTACCAGATTAGATAGATTTAGGGGATTGAGTGACAGATAAATTACAAGATTTTGGACATACATTTCAGATAAAGTCTATTGCTAGTCTAATGAAGAATCAATCGTTTCTTGAACAGATACACGATATACTTGATGAAAAACATTACGACAGCGATAGTTTAAAATGGATTGTAAAGGAGTGTAAGAAATATTATGATGAATATAGAAAGTGTATAACACTTGATGTATTTAAAGTAAAGACAAGTGAAGTGGAGAATGATGTACAAAAGGTTGCTATTGTAGAGAACCTTAAAGAAGTATTTAGACATATGGAATCACCTGATTTGGAATATATCCAAGATAGAACAATTGAATTTTTTAAGAATCAAACATTAAAGAGTGCAATTATACAATCAGTTGATATATTAGAATCTAAAGGTGACTTTGAACAAATCAAACGACTTGTTGATGACGCTTTAAATGCTGGAACTGAACGAAACATTGGACACGAGTATATTGAACACATTGAAGATAGATATTCAGAAACTGCAAGAATAACAGTTCCAACTGGTTGGGATGTCATAGATGATTTAACTCAAGGTGGATTAGGTGCTGGAGAACTTGGAGTGATTGTTGCTCCTGCTGGTGTTGGTAAGACTTGGGTGTTGGCTGCAATTGGTGCTAACTCAATGAAAAAAGGAAGACATATAGTTCACTATACATTAGAATTAAATGAGGCTTATGTTGGATTGAGATATGATTCAATCTTTACAGGTATTGCAAATCAAAATCTTAAATATCATAAAGATGATGTTCAAGGTGAAATGGATAAATTAAAAGGTGATTTAGTTATTAAGTATTATCCAACTAAATCTGCATCTGTAAATACATTATC